AAACTATACCAATTTTACTATAATTAATAAAAAATAGCAATGAAGTGCGAATGATTTTATTCCTCATTTATGAAAAAGCTATCAAAGAAAATTTTTGATTCGTATTCCAGACATATTCTCTTTCGTGTATAATAAAAGAGACAAAGGGGAGTTGTCAATCAAGTAAGAAACAAGGAGAATGCGTATGGAACGTATGGATTAGGTCTGGAAATGAATGAGGAAACAGGGCAGTATTACATACTTCTTAAGCCAAAACAAGTCGAAACAATGAGTTCTTAAATTATCTGACATTCAGATTGCAAATGGCTTATTTAGTGCATTAACAGACAAGGTTGATTTATATACATGGTGTTCAGATAAAGATTATAAATATTATTCTGGAAGAGAAGACAGTTATCCATATTATCAGCCAATTAAAATTAGTAGTGATGTAAAAACATATTCTTTAGGAAGAACATCTTTTATTTTACAAAATGATGGGAAATTATTAAGTTTCGGTCAGAATAAGCATGGGGAAGCAGGTACTGGAGCTGGAACTTATGGATATAATTATGGAACTGATAGGGCATATTCAATCACTAAGCCAACGAAGATTTTAACTAATGTAAAAGCTGTGACACATGATTCTGTAAACCGAATGATGTATTTAAAAAATGATGGTTCCCTTTGGGCAGCGGGATCTGGAAATATGGTGTTTTGAGTGAACTAGATGAAGAAAATTCAACACAAGATAATTTTTACAGAAGCCCAATTCTTATCACCTTAAAAGGAAAATCTCCATCACTAACAGTAAAAGATGACAATAATTCAGGAACCACTGATCCAGAAGAACCAGATTCTGGAGATATTGATGATGGAGATTATGGACATGATCAGGGAAACAAAGACAACGCAGGAGACAAACAGCAAGATCAGGTTGGTGGACAGATCAAACCATCCACTCCAGCAACAAAGAAACCTTCTACCACAGCAGCAATCACAGTTTCTGGAACAAATATCTTAAAAGTTCAGAATATCAAAGGAAAGAAAGTAAAGATTAGGTGGAAGAAAAACACCAAGGCAGCAGGTTACCAGATTCAGTATTCTATGAAGAAGAACTTCAAATCTGGAGTGAAAACAGTTAATATCAAAAAAATAAAACAGTATCTGCAACGATCAAAAAGCTGAAAAAGACTTACTATGTAAGAATCAGATGTATGAAAAAGTCTGGAAAGAAAACAATTTATTCTAAATGGAGTTCAGTGAAAAAAGTAAAAATTAAAAAATAAATAGAGATGAAAAAGAGAAGGAAAATTCAATTGATTTAGGAAGTAACTATTTAAAACCATGAAGATTCCTGCTTTTTGTTATACAATTATATTTGTGAAAATATATTAGAAAATTTAGAAATAATTTGGTATAATAAAAATATAGATTTTGCAAGATTATATTTTTTGAATTTGAGGTTTGAGAAATATGTAATTTTGTATGAATCTAAAACCAGTTAGTGAACTAAAGGAATCTTTAAGTGATCCAAACACAGTCGATAAGACTGCAGAAGAAATTAAGGCAAGTAAACAGCGATCATATAGTACAGTATCTGATATTCAAAAAGCATTAGAACAATTAGTCTATGCAATGGATGTGATCGCACAACTTGCGAACCTGAATGGTGGCAAGAAATACGAGATCAGTTTTGACTGGGACGATTCGATCGTGATCGATAAAGAACAGGAATTACAGAGTATGCAGCAGGATGCAACAGCAGGACTGATCCGGAAAGAAATATACATTGCGGCCAAGTATGGCGTATCTGAGGAAGAAGCATTAAAAATGATGCCGGCACAGGATGCCCGCTTTAGTATTCAGGAAGAGTAGGTGATCATAAATGCTTGATCCGAAATATTTGGAACGCTTCTCTGATCAGTTACTTGGCATTATTGACACTCGGACAATAGCAATCATATCTGATATGGCAAAAAGAATCGTAAAGATGGGGAGTGTGTCAGAATCAACAAAGCATCAGGCTGAGGTTTTACAGAATGCTGGTCTTGTTTATAAAGATACGATCAAGCGAGTGAGTCAGGTATCAGGACATCAGAATCGAGAAGTTGAACGGATGTATCAGGAAGCAGGGGTCAGGAACTTAAAGAATGAAGCTGTATATTATAAGCAGGCAGGGAAAGACGTTGTTAAACTTGAACAGTCAAATGGTATGTAAAGGATTCTGCAGGCAAACGTCAGAAAGACATGTCAGGAACTGGATAATCTAACAATGACAACAGCCATAAAATCACAATTTGCTTTTATCCAAGCCTGCAATAAGGCACAGATGAAAGTAAGTACCGGAGCATTCAGTTATGACAAAGCAATTGCAGATGCGATCAAAGAGGCAGCAGTGCAGGGAACAAAAGTCTTATATCCGTCACAGCATGTCGATAAATTAGATGTCGCGGTAAGAAGAGCTGTACTTACCGGAGTAAACCAG